AAGGAAGATAGGAGGCTTATATTCATCGGCATCACTCAAGCTGGAAGGGAGGTGCTGGGTGAGTGATCAAGTGATGATCTTCGGCGCTGTCATGGGGGTGATCCTCCTGGCGGTGATGGCACACACCATCCGCTTCATCAGTCGCAAGCATGACGAACGCGACTGGATAGCAATGAAAAGTAAAACAGAAAGGAAAAACAAATGGATCCGATAGAACAAGAAGAGAACATCTGTGAGGGTGGTGGCTTGAATGGTCATGAGTTCACACTCAGACTATACTCGTCGTCAACTGAGATCGGATGCCCCAAGGGTGGCTATTATCGCAAGTCGGCAATCACTAACGAGCGCGGGCAAGTAATTTGGCACTGGCACTCAGACAAGGAGAAAGAATCATGAGCATAATAAAGAAAACAACAACGAAACAAGTGCAAGAAGTAATCGAGGCAACCGCCGAGGAATTTGGCGTTGACCCCATTGACATCGTGCATCCTCACGGCAAGGCTGGCAGGGACATCAGCACAGCAAGATACGTGTGTGCGTTCTTACTGCGTGACCGGCTGGCAATGGATCGCATTGCGTCGCTACTTGGCAGGCGTAACAATCAATACGCTTATGGCGCTATTGATCGGGTGTATTCAAGAAGTCAAGAGGATCACACGTTCTTTGTTCGCGTGGATTCTCTGGCTGATCGCTTTGGCGGTCGCTGGAATTAGCACGCTGAAGCATCCCGATGGATGCCATCAATGCTGACTGGTCTCCGCTCTTGTTCTCGAGAGCGGAGGCAACCACCCAGTCGACTGAGTTGACCGCGAGCATCCGATAGATACACCCGCTTTTCTCTTGCCCAGTTCTCAAGATGCGAGCGTTCGTCTGCTCGTATGCCTCTAGGCTATAAGTGAGCGACATCCAGACGATGGTTGAGCAACTGTCTTGTATGCCATCAATTCCGTGCGACAGACTGGCAGGGTTTGCAATCCATACAGGGATCTTGCCAGCACGCCAGTCGTCCATGCGTCGCTCATCGAATGCCTCGGCCTCTGGGAACGCCTCAAGCAATGCTGACATCTCTGACTTGTAACGTGTCAGCACTAGGACGGGTGAATGCTTCTTGACGATCTTGGCAAGGTGGGCGTGCTTGGCTGTGTGCAAGCCGACGCTCTCGCCGTCCTCATCGTAGACACTACCTGCTGTAAATTGCATTAATTTATTTAGGAGCGTGGCAGCGCTCTGTGCGTCGACTGTCTGATCGGCTATCTGTATGACTAGGTTCTTCTCAAGCGCCTTGTATTGCTTCATAACCTTCGCTGGAAGCGTTACGTCCACGTCGATGATATTGCATGAAGGAATATCGAGATGCTCGTCAGAACGGCGCACAAGACAAATATCAGCTATGGCTGAATTGATCTCATCGTGGGCGTGCTTCTTGGGTGTGAAGTTCCAACCGTTCCAGTCGCTATCGAACCACTTATTCTGATAATGTGTAATGAATTTTCCGAGCCTCGCGCCACCATCTAGCACCTTGAGCTGGTAAAACAGATCAAGCAAGCCATTGGGTGATGGCGTGCCTGTCAACCCGTGGACGCGCTTGAAATGTTTGCGTGCCTTGATGACTGCCTTGGTGCGCTTGCTGTTGGCTTTGAGGCACGACAGCTCGTCAATCAGTAGCGTGTCCACCGGCATATCCTTGCCAACGTATTCATCAAGGAAGCCTTTCTTGCTACCTCGCCCGCTGACCAGTTCAAAGTTGATCAAGTAAATGTCGGCTGTGCCATCACGCCAAGCCTGCTTGCCCTCGTCGGTGCGGAGGTTGGCAACCTTGAACGGCATCCCCCAGCGCACGACTTGATCGGGCCATGTGATCGAACACACGCGAAGCGGTGCGATGATCAGCACGCCCTTGAAGTCACCGCGCTCACGCAGTTGGCGGTATGCTTCAAGCGTGCAAGGTGTCTTGCCTAGGCCCATCCCAGCGAACAAGGCGGCGTGTGGCGTGTCGCGCAGGTGTTCCACCATGCCCTGCTGGTAGTCGAAGGGGGTGAATGTCATTAAAAGAATATTGTTTGAGTTTCAAATGGTTTCCCAGAGTCATATCGTCTGCTGTCACCTTTGGGGTATTGTTGTATTGAATATTTCAAATCTGCCAACATGGCTTCCTTTTGTTTTTTGTCACCAACGGGAAAAATATATCTGTGCTTTCTTGGTCTGTCCTCAAGATAAAAGTCGTCACCATATTTCTGGCGCATCCACTCTGCCCTGTTTTCTTGCCCTCTGCTTTCGTCTGCTATGGTTGCCCCGTGAAGGTGTTCTTTTCCTTTCACCTTCCAGTCAGTTCTCTTGGCACTTAATCCAGTATAGTAAAAATTTGTTGCTTGGTAAACATACCCAATATGTCCTTGCTCTGTGTCGGCATAGCTCACCACGACAGACGGCTTGGGTATTAACCTTAACGACCTGCCGACCAATAGGCTTGCTGTGTTTGGCGAGTTTTCACAGCAAAGTCTGTTTAGTTCCAGCACGTTGTCGGCCCAATCGTCGCCACATATGCCAACCCTTAACGGTGAGCTTGCTGGCGTGCCGTAGGTAACAACCCCAATCAGCTCGCCGTCTCTGAAAGCACCAAACGCGTATGAGATGGGGCAAAGCCTTTTTGCGTAGTGTCTCAAAACAAGCCAAGGTTCTGCCTCCTTTGCTGGTATTTGTGTGACAACAATAGGTTTTTTAGCAGTATTCATCAATTACAGCCTTTGCTTGGTTGAAATCCCAGACGACGTGAACTTCGTGGCCGTGCTTTCTAATGATGCGATGCTCATTCTTCTGCAATGCCGACACGCGCCCTGTGGCACACTTAAACTCCACAAAGAACACGCCACCTGTGGGCGTGAGGAAGAGCCTATCAGGCACGCCCGCACGTCCTGGCGATGTGAATTTATACGCCAGCATTCCAACGCTCTTGGCGTAGAGGCATGCGGCTCGTTCGATCTGGGATTCTGTCATGGGTGGTTATATTTCACATAAAAAATCCAAATCATGAGGTTGCGCGGCCTCATTGTATTCAATAATAACACTCAGCGCATCATGAACAATAACAGGATCAAGCTCCCAAACATAAACAAGTTCAAAAAACAATTTAAGACACAAATCTTTAGCTTTTAGTTTGTCCTTGCAGACCTCTCGCCACTTCGCCCAACAAGCTCCACCACTATAATAGTAGTCCATTTTTTTGAGATATTCACCATTGTCACCTATAACAAGCACCTTGGGTTCTTTTGTGTCCCAAAACACTCTTGCTTCTTTTGCTTGTATCGTTCCTTTTCTGTTTATTTTTTTTTCTCTCATAATAAAGTAAGCCCCCGCCCCACTACAGGGCGAGAGCTTTAAGGGTGATTACAGACCGAATGTGTCTTTTACGTCAGCAACTGTGATGTCACCGTCTATGTCGTCGAAGTCGGATTCTACGTCAACAGATGATGCTGAGAACGGCACGCCTTTGGCAGCATACTGCACAGCTTCAAGGCTGGCAATGATACGCTTGCCGTAGTTGTTATTCATCCCCCAGAGGTCGAGAACCACGTTGACGTAATCGCCAGACTGTGGTGCGTCGAGGTCACCATCGGCGACGGGTTGGCGTTGGCGTCCAACGATGACAGGGCGTTTTTTATTGGCTGCGCTGATGATCACGTTGTCAGTCCATCCCGAGTAGCCTTTGACGTTGCCATCTTGGATCGGCAACTTGGATGTTTCCATCTCGTCGCCGTTGAATTTCTCGGCTTCGATCTGGCGCACTACCTTCTTGAACGAAGCAAGGTTAGCTTTGCCGTCCTCGGTGCTTGGGTCAATGATGAAGGATGCACTGAATTTCGCATCGCCATCGAATTTACTCACTGCCACAAAGAGATCGGCGAAGGACAGACGGACGTTGTTTAGTTTTAGTTTCATGTTATATGGTATAATTTCTATATTGTTTGTTGCCTCACTTGATCGTGGTGGAGGCTGCTCCGTAGCACCTTTTGGTTGTAGAAAGTTGCAGGCTTTTATGCGCTTACCTGCTGGCGATGAAAATGACCAGGGAGAATGACCCCGACGCAATACCAGATTGTTTACTCAAGCACGTCGAACGCGTCTGCTGGATCGTATGCATCGCCTGCTACTAGCTTCGGCTTGCCGTCTGGCTGTGTCCACGCGCTGGCGTCGATGTCTGCCAGCTTCATTGCTTGTGTGACTGTGATTGGCTTGCTGACTGTCGCTTGGTCAACTGATAGCCCAGCTCTTGCCATAATGGTGACAGGGTCAATGTCTTTGCTCCATGTCTTGTTGCCACGTCTGCCGTCTGCTATGCACACGCCGTTGATGGTCTCGCCATCGTTGACACGGTGGAACAGTGCCTTTTCGATCTCGGCCAGCGTTGTCTTGATCTGCTTGCTGTGCGTGAACAGATAAGCCATCTTGTCGTCGCTGAGTCGCTTCATGTCTCCTGTAAGATCCTCAAACGACTCAAGCAGGCGCTCTGTGTATGCAGAGCAGAACGGCTTGCATGGACACCATTGGCAGGCTTCGTCTGATGCTACCAGCTCATGGACGTATGGGTTCATTGCGGCTTGTGCCTTTACGCCGATGGTTGACGCGATGGCTTCGGCTTGTGCCATGTCCAGCTCCCATGTCTTTGCGGTGTCGTTCTGCACGATGGTCATCTTGAACCGCTCTGTGTTGAATGTTGCCATGCCGTATGCGTAGATGAGAAGCTGATAGTTGTTCTCTGCTTCGACTGGGATGCGTCCTGTCTTTAGGTCGATTATGTGGACACAGTCATCAGTGCGGACGATATAGTCGGCATAGCCGTGTTCTTCGCGTGAGTAGAACAATGGCACTTGGTGTTCAATGAATACCTCGGCGTCTGGTGCTGTGCTTGCTTGGTGGCAATAGTTGACATAGAAGGCAACTTCTTCGCGTGGCTCGCTTCCTGTCTTAAGTGCTTGCTCTGCGTTGTCGTGTAGCTCAGTGCCGAGGTTGGCTGCGTCTGAGCCTGTGTCCTCTGGTAGCAGGTCACCGAGTTTCTGTTGTAGCGTGTAACTGCCTGGACAGTTGCTCCATCTCTTGTAGCCGCTGGGGCTGATTTTGGCGTGATTCATGGGTTTTAATATGATAAGAGTTCTAGTTCAGCTTGCAACTCAGTTTTCATTGCATGTTCAGCTTCACTGATCCACTCTTGCAATGTTAAATGGGTCATTGCGCTGACATATACAGATTCAGCGTGAACCAAACATGTGTCTGTTTTGGTATCCACAAAATAAAACACACCGTCACGCCCACCTCCTGCGATTTTCAGTCCTAAATGTTTAATGGCTTTGTTGATTCGTTTTCTCATGGGTTTTGTTTTTTCTGTTGGTTGTGAGCGGTTTTTGTCGCTCGTTGGAATCAAAGTAAACAAATAATTAGATTCATCAAGAATAATCTTGATAAACTTTTTATGTGCTTGTAATACTAGAAACATCATGAGCAATCAAGACAACAAAAGCCACCTATTGGAAGCAGTCCAGTTGGCTATTTTATTTGACGGACGCACAGACTTTGAACTAGCCAAGGCCATCGGCAACGTGAGCGTTGGCACGGTGTGCAACATACGCAACGCCAAGCACATTCCCAACGTGGTATTGTGTGAGCGGATGTATGAGGCATTAACGGGAACATCACTAGCGGATTTTGATTTATGAGACTACTACAAGGAGACTGCCTAGAGCAGATGAAGACATTACCAGACAACAGCATCGACGCTATCGTATCAGATCCACCATATGGCATCAGCTTCATGGCTAAGAAGTGGGATTATGACGTGCCAAAAGTGGAGGTGTGGCAGGAGGCAATGCGGGTGCTGAAGCCTGGCGGTCATGCGCTGATTGCTTGTGGCACGCGCACTCAGCATCGGATGGTTGTGAACATCGAGGATGCTGGCTTTGAGATTCGTGATGTGGTTTCATGGATTTACGGATCGGGGTTTCCGAAAAGTTTAAACATTGGGAAGCAAATCGACAAGTGCAACGGCGACCCAAACAGGCTGGAGAAGTTCACCGCATGGATGCGAACAACAGGAATCAGGTCAAGAGAGATTGACGACATAACAGGCACGAACATGGGAGGGCATTACCTCACCGCAAAATCACAACCAGCAATCCCGACAGCCGCGCTATGGGCGAAGCTACGACCGCACATCACTATTGAGATTCCTGCATGGGTTGACGAACTGGTTGACCGTATCGAAGCCGAGCGCGAGGTAGTGGGAACTGATACAAAAGCAAGAAGCACAAGCGGCAATTCAGCACTGCCGACAGTTGGTGGCGATACTGTCTACAAATCATGGGACATCACAGCCCCCGCCACCGAAGCCGCGAAGCAATGGGACGGCTGGGGCACAGCACTCAAGCCAGCGTGTGAGTTCTTCACACTAGCCCGCAAGCCGCTCAGTGAAAAGACGGTGGCGGCTAACGTGCTGAAATGGGGAACGGGTGGGATTTATGTGGATGGGTGTCGGGTGGAAGCTGGTGATGATTCTACTAGCTTGGCAAGGAACAATAAGGAAGGCTACAATGGATGGAAAAACGCAAGTGGTGGAAAGAATGCAGCAGCAATAAGAGAAGAGCAAGGCCTAGCCCCCCAAGGCCGCTTCCCCGCCAACCTTATTCATGACGGCTCGCAGGAGGTGCTGGATTTGTTTCCTGAGACTGACAACAACTCCGCCTCCCGCTTCTTCTACTGCGCCAAGGCGAGCAAGAAGGACAGAGACGAGGGCAACCATCATCCGACAGTGAAACCAACCGCGCTGATGCAATACCTCTGCCGACTCATCACGCCCGCAGGTGGCACTGTGCTTGACCCATACATGGGCAGTGGTAGCACAGGCAAGGCGGCTATTGGGGAAGGCTTCGACTTCATCGGGTGCGAGCTGGATGAAGATTATTACAAGATCGCACAAGCAAGAATCACGAATGAACAAAACCAATAATAATGAAAACAATGAATAAAGTAATAAAAGTAGGCATCCAGCGCAATATCACAGACCCAGAATGTGTCGTTGAGTCTGTGCCGTTGATGGACGTGCTGCACCAGATGCAGACAAGCAAGAACCTCCAGGCGCTGACCGAGCAAATTCTGTCTGCCAAGGATAAGGATGAGCGGAGCAGGCTGAAGCTTAAGTTGCCGGCGGTGATCATCTCAGCGGATACAACGTGCCGAAAGGTGTCACCAGATGACACGCGCACAGGGTTGATTCTGATGGATATCGACGGCGCTGACAATCCCGACTTAAAGATGGCAGAGC